GCGCGGCTGACCTGGAAGGACAGGCAATGCCCGCTCCCAAGGAGTTCCTTTCCGCAAAGCAAAAAGACGGCTCTACACTCTGCGCCGCCGAAATCTATGAAAATGTATGGAAGTGGCTGTCCGACCGTGGCTGTGCTTCCATCGTTTCTCCCGACCTCATTGAACGCTTCGCAATGGCAAGCGCCCGATGGATTCAGTGCGAGTCCATCACCAGTGAGTTGGGTTTCCTGGCAAAGCACCCCACCACGGGTGCAGCCATCCAGTCACCGTATGTGGCTATCGCAAATACCTACATGACGCAGGCCAACCGTCTGTGGTCAGAAATCTTCCAAATCGTCCGTGAGAACTGCACCGGCGAATATGGTGGTGCAAGCCCCCAGGACGATGTGATGGAAAGACTACTTCGAGCAAGGAAAGGATAATGCATTATGTTTGAGAAAGTAAATCCGAGCCACCCGGATAAGGTGGCAGACCGCATTGCCGGTGCCGTGGTGGACATCGCCTACGATACACAGATCGACCCAAAGGTTGCTGTGGAGGTGCTTGTCGGTCACGGCATTTGTCATATCATTGCGGAAACCTCCGCTTCCATTAACCGCGATAAGGTTTGTTCTGCGGTGAAGCGTATCGCCGGAGATCTGAAGGTTGACCTGGTTGTCGTTCCCCAGGACGCACACCTTGCTCGGAACCAGGCGGATGCAATTCGCTGCGGTGACAACGGCATCTTCAAAGGTGTGCCCGTGACCGAAGAACAGAAAAAGCTGACTGGTATTGCCAGAGCAATCTACGCCTTCAACCGTACCGATGGAAAATACATCCTTGATGGCGACCGCTTGATTATTTGTCAGAGCAACGCCAAAAGTGAAGAACTGAAATCCATCTTCCCCAACGCAGAGGTCAATCCCCTGGGTGATTGGACGGGCGGCACGGATGTGGATACGGGTGCTACCAACCGCAAGTTGGGCAGCGATATGGCTGACAGCGTAACGGGCGGTGGTCTCCACGGGAAGGATCTGTCCAAGGCCGATGTCAGCGTGAACATTTACGCATGGCTCAAAGCCCAGGAAACCGAGAAGCCTGTGCAGCTTGTCTGCGCCATCGGTGATGAGACCGTTGACGGTATCCCTTATTCTGAAATCGTGGAAACGGCAAGAGACTTCATCCGCTCTCGTGGTGGCTTCGAGGCTTTTGCCGAGTGGGGTCTCGTATGATTATTGAAAAGAAAAATACCGCAGACCTTCTGCCTGCGGATTACAACCCTCGCAAAGACCTCAAGCCCGGTGATGCGGAATACGAAAAGCTGAAGCGTTCCATCGAGCAGTTCGGCTACGTCGAACCCGTCATTTGGAACAAGGCCACAGGCAGAGTTGTTGGTGGTCATCAGCGTTTGAAGGTTCTCATCGACATGGGCATGACCGAGGTGGATTGCGTTGTGGTGGAACTTTCCGAGGAAAAGGAAAAGGCGCTGAATGTGGCGCTGAACAAAATCTCCGGCGATTGGGACAAAGACAAGTTGGCTCTGCTCATCGCAGATTTGCAGGGTGCGGATTTTGATGTGTCCCTTACTGGCTTCGAGCCTGCGGAGATTGATGCTCTTTTCAAAGACACCATCAAGGACGGCGTCAAGGATGATGACTTCGATGTGGGTGCGGAACTGGAAAAGCCCACCTTCTCCAAAGCGGGTGACGTCTGGACGCTTGGTCGCCATCGTCTCATCTGCGGTGACAGCACCAAGGCTGAAACCTTCGAGATGCTGATAGGCAGCACCAAAGCCAACCTGGTTATCACCGACCCTCCGTACAACGTCAACTACGAAGGCTCGGCTGGCAAAATCAAAAATGACAACATGGCTGACGAAGCCTTTTATAACTTTCTCCTGGCGGCATATACGCAGATGCACTCCGCTCTCGCTGATGACGGGTCCATCTATGTATTCCATGCCGACACCGAGGGTCTGAACTTCCGCAGGGCTTTTGCCGATGCGGGTTTTTATTTGTCCGGCTGTTGCATTTGGAAGAAGCAGTCCCTTGTTCTGGGACGCTCTCCTTATCAGTGGCAGCACGAGCCTTGTCTGTATGGTTGGAAGAAAAACGGCAAGCATCAGTGGTACACCGGCAGGAAGGAAACCACCATCTGGGAATTTGACAAGCCCAAGAAAAACGGTGACCATCCTACCATGAAGCCGATCCCGCTCTTGGCTTATCCCATTATGAATTCCACCATGAGCAATGCTGTGGTACTCGATCCTTTCGGTGGATCAGGCAGTACCCTCATTGCCTGCGAACAGACCGACCGCATCTGCTACACCGTGGAACTGGATGAAAAGTTCTGCGATGTCATCGTGAAGCGATACATTGAGCAGGTCGGCTCTGCGGACGAAGTTTCGGTCATTCGTGACGGACTTTCGTACAAGTATGAGGAGGTCGCAAATGAATAATCTTACCCTCGGCAGTCTGTTTGACGGCTCCGGCGGGTTTCCTTTGGGCGGCTTGATTTCCGGCATCACACCTGTGTGGGCATCGGAGATCGAGCCGTTTCCCATTCGGGTAACCACCATGCGACTGCCTTTTATGAAACACTACGGCGACATCTCCCAAATGGATGGCGGAAAGATTGAGCCTGTTGACATTATCACTTTCGGTTCGCCCTGTACCGATATGTCGGTGGCGGGCAAACGAGCCGGATTGGACGGACAGCAGTCCGTTCTTTTTTATCAAGCCATCCGAATCATCAAAGAAATGAGGTGTGCTACACATGGAAAATACCCCCGCTGGATCTGTTGGGAGAACGTCCCCGGTGCATTCTCATCGAATGCCGGATGCGACTTCCAAGCAGTCCTCGAAGCGGTCATCGGCATCGTTGAGCCGGACACCCAGGTGCCTATGCCTGAAAAAAGCAAATGGCCCCACGCAGACTGCTACATGGGAGACGGATGGAGCGTTGCTTACCGAACTCTCGATGCTCAATATTGGGGAGTCCCCCAACGAAGAAAACGCATCTACCTTATCGCAGATTTTGCAGGTCGGAGTGCCTGCGACATACTTTTTAAGGCCGAAGGCTTGTCAAGGTATTCTGCGGAGGGCTTCCGCTCGTGGCAAAGAGCTGCCGGAAGTATTGAGGATTGCGTTGGAGCAACAGGCTTTGACGGATACAACGGAGAACTGACCGGTTCTGTTAGTTCTACCCTCGGTGTGAACTGTGGTATGAGTACGGGCAGAAACGGCATCGTACTGAATGACCAGGGCGGCAACCGTATGGATGTCACCGATGACGTCACCGCAACACTCCGAGCCGAAGCACATCACCCTCCCGTGGTGATGGATGCTGCCGGATTCTGTACCGAGCATTCATCGAAGAGTCGCAGCATCGGTTATGAGGAAGAAACTTCTCCCACGCTCCGAGCTGGGGTTGTCCCTGCGACAGTTGCCTTGGAAAATCACCCCGCCGACAGTCGTGTCAAAATATCCGAGGACGGCATTGTACAAACCCTCGCTTCCCGTATGGGGACCGGTGGTGGCAATGTTCCTCTTGTGATGACAGACTTCTGCAATTGGGATGGCCAGCAAACCACTTCAACGCTCACCGCCCACAATGCCGGAGGAAATCAGCGAATGCCGGATAAGAACCACTTCAACTGCGTTCTGCAGGCATTTGGTATCTCTTCCAAGGATAGCAATGCTATGAAGTCGGACAATCCTCATAGCGGAATCTATGAAGCGGAGACTTCCCGTACCATTGATGGCAATGGCGGAAATCCTGGATGCAACCAGGGCGGCATCATTGTGATTGAGGGCAACGGCACTCGTCCTTCCCACCAGGGGGACGGCTATAAAGAGTCCGATGTGATGTATACCCTAAACACCGTGGATCGCCACGCTGTCTATGCAATGACCACGGGCAGCTTCGCCCAGGTTGCCGAAGACAAAGCCCCCACAGTTCTTGCCAGGGATTATAAAGACCCTACAGCCGTTTGCTACGGCATCGGCAGGGATACTTTCAACCAGGGCAAAAACGCAAAGTTCTCTCCGACCTTTGAGCCGGAGTTGCAGCCGACCCTCGTTGCCAAAGGCCCCGGCGCTGTGCAGAACGGGTACACGGTTCGTAGGCTGACTCCTACCGAGTGCGCCCGTTTGCAGGGCTTCCCGGACTGGTGGTGTGATGACCTCGGCATTGAGCCTACCACGGATGACCTTCGTTATTGGTACGATGTGTTTGAGACCCATCGGAAGATTATCGGTTCGTCCTCCAAACCCAAAACGCTGAAGCAGATCGCCAAGTGGCTGCGTGATCCACATTCTGATGCCGCCGAGTATAAGATGTGGGGTAACGGAGTGGCTCTGCCGTGCGTTGTTTTTGTACTTTCCGGCATTGTCTGGTGTAAACAAAACGAGGGCTGATATGTGCGGATATAATCTACACCCCAAATGTGCAGATATAACTGGCTATATCGGAACACTGACGGTAATATGTGACTACCCAAATTAAAGGAGGTCAAACACATGATTATC